AAGACTTCCAAGCGCAGGTTAGCGACCCATCTATATTTGGTGTAATCTCGCCTGTTACACCGGCGCAGAACTTCCAGGCCCAGGCCAGCGATGCAGCAGGCGTGACATTCTCTGGCGGTGGAGCGATCTTTAATATCACCGTGGCGGACGGGGCACAAGCACAGGTTAGCGATGCGGCAATCGTCGGGGCGATAACACCCATCACGCCCGCGCAAGGTAATCAAGCGCAGGTTAGCGATGCGTCCCCGATAAGCTCTATCACCCCTATTGCGGCAGCGCAAGATAACCAAGCGCAAGTATCGGACGCGGCAATCGCAACCTTCCTGATGCCCACGTTTTACATCACCGTGGCGGATGCGACCCAGGCGCAGAACTCAGATATGGCATTGCTTCAGCAACTATTCACACACGGCGAACGCCTGCTATATCCAGTAGATGCGCGCACCACGGGAGAGACAGGCGCACGCCCAATTAGTTCAGTAGGCGCACGCGCCACCGGCGAGACCGGCGCACGATCAACCTATTCAGTCAACCGGCGTGATACCGGAGAGGTGGATGATTAATGACCACTGAAATCTATGCTACCCCACAATCGACCGGCGAGATACGCACGCATTACGTCGATTTCACCAACGACCTGCCCGCGGGCGTGACGGTCGCAAGCGCGGCAGGCACAACCACCACCTACCCTACCGGCGGCACGGCTACGGTATCCATTGGCGTGATTGCCTCCAATATTGCACCCGTGACCGTTGCCAGCCCAACCGTAGCAGGCGTGTATTATGTGGATGTGACCGCTACCCTATCCAGCGGCGATAAGTCCGTAGCGCGCCTGATTATCCCGGTATCCTGGTCGTCCGTGCGGGCGGGCATGACAGATTTGGTACAGCAATTGCGCGGGTTATCCGACGTATCTGTCAATGATTTCACCATTGCGGGGGTGGCGTATTGGAGCGACCGCCACTTGCAAGACTTCCTCGATAAGTACCGCCAGGACTTCTACGAGGAGGACTTGACCGCCATCCAGCAGACCCGCAACGGCACGGCCTACGTTCTGGAGTATCAATCGCAGTATGGCAACCTGGAGAACATCGCGTCGGGTACGAGCGTGTTCAAGATTGACGACGCGGCGGGGAGTATCTTACCGGGGACGATGTGGACGGCGGATTATATGCGCGGGCACGTCACGTTCAACGCTAATACACTCGGATCATCCGTAATCCTGACCGGGCGCTCCTACGATCTGAACGCGGCCGCGGCGGATGTGTGGCGGGTGAAGGCTGCCAACGCCGCTAAGATGTATAGCTTCTCGACCGACGGTCAATCCTACCAGCGCAATCAGTTTATGCAGAACTGTATCCAGATGGCGCAGTATTACGAGGGCATGGCGGCGCCTACTAACATCAGCCTATACCGCTCTGATAATGTCGCAACAGGAATAAACGACTATGACGAGTAGTGCGCTTACCACCGCCGAGTTAGTCTCTATGCGTGCAACGATTGACGCCGCTCTGCCCGATACGGCCAATATTCTTAACGTTACCTACACCCCGGACGGGCAGGGCGGCTATACCGATAATTGGGGTACGGCATCGGTATCTGTGCCTTGCCGCCTGGCCTTCGAGCGTGGGCTGGAGACAATAGCGGGCGGCGGGTTGCAGCCCTTTGCGGGTCTGGTGCTGACCATGCCATACAATACCGCGCTGACCACCGCCAACCGGGTGGAGCAAGGCGGGGTGCTGTATGACGTGAAGTCGGTCGATACGGGGAAATCTAACAATCTGTGCGTGCGGGCGCAGGTGGGGAAGATCGGGATTGTAAGCACGGTTTATGTGCCGCCGGTGGTTACCCTGGCTGCATTGCGGGATATATTCACGACTGAGTTACCCAGGCACGAGATAAATGGCACAATGTCGGAGCCGGGGCACGGGAAGCGGTTTGTAAAAGATATCGAATGGGTTATCAATCTTATCGAGGGTAGATTGCGCGGGGGCGGGCAACCACTCAGCGCAGTTTGGGGTGATGGCCGCATCTATTGGACTGATGATGCGGCGGCGGGCTTTACGCGCCTGACCGGGCGCACTCTGGTTGGTTTGATCGTTCCCGAGGATACAATCACGACCTGTGATATTGCTTTTGGGTGGGATATTGCCACGAATACCGCTGACCCGCGCACGGTTGGTCATGGCTGGCTGATAGAGAACGGCGGGCAATTGATGGTGATTAACCCTGGCGTGAAAACTACCATCGAAGGCACAACGCGCAATATTCGCCCGATCCAGTATCTTGTAATGATTGCCTTGAATGACGTGGGGGCTTACACCCTGATTAGTTCCCTGGCGGCTTATATTGGTACTGGCTCAACCGACCCGTTGGGCATCCCGGCCTATCCATCGGCGCGCCTGTTATGGTCGGATTACGGCGGTACTACCACGCCGCTTTACCCGTATATGTCCAGTTTGTCTACGTTAGGTTATCCTAACGGGAATTCACTCGAAGATATTCGGATTATAGATGTTTCGACCTGGACGGCGGCCGACTTCCTAGCAACGGCGGCAGACCGTTTTACCCGTGATGATAGTACCACCAGCGCCGGTCCTGGATGGACGGCGGTAGCGGGGACCTGGGGCATATCGTCTAATCAGGCATACGTGGCCGCAGATGAGGCAGCCGGAAATCTGGATTATATGTTCCGGGATGGGGGCAACGCGGACGGTTTATTTACTTTCCGGGTCAAGATGCCCGCGTCAGGCGCATCTATGTGCCATTGCATCCTGCGTGCGGCAGCGGGGGTGAAGTTTATCAGCGCCGCTATTAATTTGGGAACAAGTTCACTCAAGATCGAAGTTTGGGACGGCGGGCCTAACCCGGCTCACGAGGTTGCCAGCGTCGCCTATACCTGGGTAAATGGATCTACTTATGACATTACCGTGATGGCTTATGGCAACCAATACGCCGTATGGGTAGACGGTGTGTTAAAGATTGGTTGGACTGCGGATGCAGGCAGTCACTTCCTGACTGCAACCGCAGTGGGTTACGGGGTGCGCGGGCGCAATATCATTGCAACCTGGGCCGCTCATCGCTTTGACAATATTGCCGCCTATCCCCATACCCTGACCATCCCTACCGACCTGACGACAGGAAAAGTACCAGATATATTGACAGGCGGATCAACCCTGGCAAGTGATACGTTTACCGATACTGATGCAGTGCGGTTGAATGCGCATACTGCCGAAAGCGGCGGAGCCTGGACAGAACACACAGGCACCTGGACGGTGCAAACCAATCGGGCGTCTTGTGCATGTGCGGCTGGCGAGAACTTTGCGACACAAGATATAGGGTCGGTGGATGCTGAGGTTACGGCAGATTGCATTACCCCCGGCACATTTGCAACTGACTATCTAACAAGCGGAGTGACGGTACGTTATGTAGACGCCAATAATTATATAGCCGTGAAATTTATTATGGCTGTGGGTTCGCCTAACCAGGACGAAATAGAGATACACGAATTGATTGACGGCGCGGGGGGCGTAGTAAAGAAGATCAACCTGGCTAACTTCTATGCCGTCGGTACTACCTATTCGCTGAAGGTTCAATGCAAGGATGATTTGATACAGGTGATCTTGGATGGGAAACCGCGCTTAAGTTATTACACTCAGTCCGGCTCTCCGATGGGCACTAGGTTTGGGTTGAACAGGAATAATCAGGACGACGGGGTTGTGTTCGATAACTGGACGGTGAAGGCGCTATGACCGGCATCGTTGCATCTATCCACCTTGACACCCGCGAGCTAGACCGCATCACGAAAGAATTGCGCCCGCACGCACAGAAGATACTCAAGGCGGGGGCGTTCGCGGTGGAGGCGAAGGCCAAAGCGGTTATCCAGGCCAAGCACATTTGGGATACTGGTGCTTTACATGCCAGCATCACGCCGCGGCAGGTGGCGGAGTGGACCTGGTGGGTAGAGGATGCCAATTTGGATTATGGTATCTTCCAGGAGCTAGGCACTTACAAGATGCGCGCACGCCCCTTCATGACCCCCGCCGTCGAATGGGCCAGACCGCACTTTGACGAAAGCTGGAAGGAGTTATTCGAGTGAGCATCCTGAACCCGCTATACACATCACTCTATACCACCCTCCAGGGCGGCACGGCGCTGACCTCCCTGCTATCCGGCACGGCGGCGATTTACAACAAGCAAGCCCCGGATAATGCGGTGCTGCCCTACGTGGTATTCAGCCACCAGGGCGGCGGGCCGGATAACGACCACGCCGCACGCAATGAGAACAGCGTGGTATTCATCCGGGGATATGCGGCAAGCGACCCAGCAGCCAGGGCGATTGACGACGCCGTGGATGCACTGATAACGGGCAAGAAC